GAGGACTATTTCAAAAACTTTGGTCGTATTGACGAATATATGAAAGGGATTAAAACTGAGCGCATGGACGCTCTAACTCCTACCTTGCCGGGTATGGGATTTGATACGATGATTTTTAATGATTTCACTATTAATCCAAAAGATATGGAGTTTGAAATCTATGAAAATCAAGAAGAATATAAAACACTTCTAAACGTCACCGCCTCTCATATGGTAGAGGATAGTATTCCCGGTAAAACTATAAAACTAATTGTTAAAGAAAAGAATACAGGCGGAGTAGTTGGTTTTATCCGCTTCGGTTCGCCAACAATCAATTCCAAACCAAGGAATGAATTTTTAGGGACAACACCAGACCTTGCTATCTTTAACAAACGTGTCATTATGGGATTCATCATCGTACCAACCCAACCGTTCGGGTTCAACTACTTGGGTGGAAAACTGCTGTCTTTGCTTGCGGTATCAAAACCTTTGAGGCAGATGCTGAATGACAAATATGATTGTGAGCTTTGTATGTTTGAAACTACTTCCTTGTACGGCGACATCAAAGGTTGCTCTCAGTACGATGGATTAAAACCATTCCTGAGATACAAAGGTTTGACAGATTCCAAGTTCGCCCCTCTATTACATGATGAGGTTTTTAGGGATTTGAATAAATTCTTTGTGGATAAGACCAACGGGTTCATTCCACGAAAGACAGACCAGAGACAAGAGTCCTCTTACAAACTAAAAGCGTCCGGACGTATGGTTGGCGTTATTAAGGCCTCTTTCAAGAAACATGGGATGCCAGAAGCACACCAAGCATTTACGAAAGTGATGACGGATGCTATTGATCTAACAACTCGGAAACGAACTTATTTTAGTGATTATGGATTCAGCAACGTCAAAGAAGTTCTGTTGGGACAAGAGACGGAGTTGAAGAAAGGCCAGAACTACGATAAATACGATCTAGATTATCTGATACCGTGGTGGAAGAACAAGGCGCAAAAACGGTTTGATAATCTGAAAGACCAAGACCGTCTTAGAACTGAGGTTGAAATCTGGAACGAAGGTACAGACATTGATATCATACGATGAATACCAAATCGCTGATTTGATCCTAACCATCAAGAAACATCTTACCCCGGATTTATTAGCACCAGAATTCAGAGATATAAACAAGACCAATCCTATGTATGGTCATTGCTATGTCGCCTCCGAAGCGCTGTGGCATATGGTAGATTGGCCTAGTAAGGTAAAAATAAGGTGTGGAAAGGATGAAAACGGTATTGTTCATTGGTGGTTGAGGGATGTTCAAAGTGGCACGCTTTTTGACGCAACTTCTGAGCAATACACGCAAGACGGGAAAGAACCGCCCTACTATGACGAAAAAAGTGCCACATTTCTAACCCAAGAACCAAGTGCTCGCGCTAGAGAATTAATTGAAAGAGTGAAAAATGACTACACCAGTTGAGAACGAACATTTTGAATTAGTAGAAGTAGATTTTGAGGACGGTAAGTGGAACGCTATTAAATTATTAGAAGAACCATTTGACGGCATTATGTATCGCTATGATTGGGTGAAACCGCCGAAACCAGGCACAGACGATTTCACTTTCAGTTTTGGATATACCATGATGGAAAATCCAAATGTGATTGAGGAAGACACCACATTCACCAATCTATTAGGTGACGTTATCGTAGAAATTATTTCATCAGAGCTTAGTCGTAGAGAACAGGCAGAAGATGGACCCGATACAAAAGAGACTTGAAAATATCTATCGCTGGGCGACTAGGGATCGTGAATGGGTTGAACCAGGCGGATATTTACATAAGACCATTCATCGCCGTGAGCAGAAATTAATCATCCAGGCATCAGCAGAGTGCCTAAAGATTTTGAAAGAGAGACAAAAACGTGGAACGGATTGAACATCTAATTCTAGAATACCTTTTACATGACGAAGATTATGTGAGAAAGGTTGAACCATTTATCAAAAGTGAGTATTTTAAGGAACGAAGCGAAAGGTTGCTTTATGAAAAATTCAGCGAATTCTTCATCGAATATAATTCCCTTCCAACCAAGGAAGCGCTCGAAATCGAGCTTGACAACGACACCAATATCAATGAGTCAGACTTTGACGATATCACCGGAGTACTCCAAACGTTACGGAAACCAGCTGAAGTTGATGCACAATGGTTGCTCGACAACACCGAAAATTTCTGTCAAGAAAACGCCGTCTATAACGGAGTCATGGAATCTATATCAATCTTGGATGGAGAACATTCAACAAAGGATAAAGGAGCCATCCCTGAAATCCTCAGCGATGCTTTGGGTGTGTCTTTTGACAGCAATATTGGTCATGATTTTTTAGAGGACGCTGATGGTCGTTATGAATTTTATCACAGAGTTGAAGAGAAAATCCCTTTTGATATTGAATACCTAAATAAAACAACCAACGGCGGACTCGCTAATAAGACCTTGAATATTCTTATGGCGGGACCGGGGGTTGGTAAGACGATGGTTATGACACACATGGCGGCGAATAACCTTGTGTGTGGTAAGAACGTTTTGTATATCACAATGGAAATGGCGGAAGAAAGAATCGCCGAAAGAATTGACGCGAACTTACTAAACATACCTCTTGATGAACTTGCAACCGTGTCTAAGGATATGTATGATAAGAAGGTTGAAAAAGTTCGCGCCAAAACATCTGGTAAATTGATTGTAAAGGAATACCCAACTGCTCAGGCGGGGGTAGGACATTTCCGGCATTTGTTGAATGAAATGAAATTGAAGAAGGATTTCGTTCCAGACATCATTTACATCGATTACCTGAATATTTGCATTTCAACACGGGTCAAAAACTCCCAGGCGAATTCTTACACAATCGTGAAAAGTATCGCTGAGGAAATCCGAGGCCTGGCAGTTGAACGTGGTGTGCCAATCGTTTCTGCCACTCAAACAAACCGGGAAGGTTTCAACAATAGCGATGTTGATTTGACGAACACTAGTGAATCATTTGGTTTGCCTGCTACCGCTGATTGGATGGTTGCCATTATCAAAACTGAGGAGTTGGAAGAACTAGGTCAAGTGATGATCAAACAACTCAAAAATCGTTATGGTGATTTGGAATATTACAATAAGTTCGTGGTAGGAATAGATCGTACCAAAATGAGATTATTTGATGTAGAACAAGGCGCTCAAACTGTTGATGATAAACCTGTAATGGACAGCACCGGATTCGGAGAACGTGCTGATGAAGACGACAAAATGGGTTGGGCGACAAAGAAAAAAGGACGAAAGGACTTTTCAGGGTTTAATGTCTGAACAAATTAAGGTGCTTGAAGAGCATATTGAGAACCAAGATCAACGTATCATAGACCTTTTAGAAGGGAACGCTAAGAAGCGTGAGTTGATTCGGGAACTGAGGGCGGATGTAGCGAGAGTAAAACATTCGTTAGAAACGCTAATTAAGGGCTTGACGTAGCGATGAAAAGATGTTATACTATAAATACAATCGGTTATTGATGAAAGGGATTAAAAAGACTGTAAGACGGGGTTTCAATACCCCCACCTCCACCAAATTCCCTCCAATTCCACTTTTTTATAAATAAGTGTGAAAGTGAGGGTGTTATGAAAACGCTACTAATTGAATGTGGTACTTGTGGAGCCGAGGTTGAAAAACCTAAGAAAGAAATTGTAAGACAGAAGAAAAAAGGTAGAACTGAGTTTTTTTGTTCAAGGAGTTGCTCTGGGAAAGCATCAAAAGTGTTTGATGATTGGAGAGATTCCAAAGAAAACCTTATACACCTAAAATCTATATCTAATAATCGTAAAGATGAATATTCAGATTTTAGAGAGTATTATAGAAGGGCACAAAAAAGAATCAAAAGGAACGGCACTCGCCATCCATTTGATTTAGATTTGCCTTATCTGAAAAAGGTATTTGATGAACAAGGCGGCAGATGTAAATACACAAATGTTCAACTTGAACATCCGACTTGGACAGGTTCTTCAAAAAGATACAATTTCATGGGCTCCTTAGATAGAATAGATAATTCTAAAGGGTATATCAAAGGAAATATTCAATTTGTTAGTGTCTCTGTAAATTGGTTGAAAAATCAAATGGATGACGAACATCTGACAGAGTTTTTCCAAATAGTTTCTGGGGGTGACAGGGTTCGATTATAGCTGAGTAGAAAACTGGAGATGACCGGGGATGGACACCTAAAGTCCAAAAACGTAAATGCAGCAAACGATAATGCTCTTGAAGGTATTGCCCTAGCGGCATAACCTACTGGGTCCGGCGGAACCTCGAAACAGAATCCGCCAACTTATTTAACAAGGGATGACCGCCTAATAAGTCACCGGAGTCCTACGGGATTCCAACTATCAAAAACACACAATGGATACTACAAACTAGTAATACGAATATGATGTATGCGTTTAGTTGGGCGTTAAGGACACAGCGGATGGTGTTGGGATTTTATAGAGATACTAGAATACTAATAGTAGTTTATAGAGTATATAGAAAAGGGGGTCGCTCCCCCTTTTTTTGCGCGATAGGGGCTTGACTTCCTCACAGTTTGATGTTATACTTAGGTATAATCAGAGAGATAAAGGAGAGAGATTATGACGAAGTTTAGTTTGAATCGTGCGAACCCAGGTTCTTTATACAACGGAACCTATCACGATTTATTTGACACCGAAGAGGAAGCAGAGGCGAAAGCTGCTGAGTTCCGCAAGGAAGAGCCAGATGCTGAGTTCTGGACCGAAAGATTCTCTGGGTAGGGTGTCCTACTCTGTCACACTTCCTATTGACATTCTCTAAAAAGGATGGTACTATAGGGTATAAGATAGAGAAACGCAGAGAGAAAGAGAGAGTTATGAAAAAAGGTCGTTCCGTTTATTTAGTCAAAGGTTCCGAAGATGGAGTCATTGCGGTTTATAGTTCCAGAGTGAAGGCGGTTGAACGCGCTGTTCAATATGTTTTAGATTACACCGAAGACACACTCACCCCGGTAATCAACAAAGGCAAGTGGATGACTTTCGTTTCCGCTGAAGGTGCATCTGAAGGTGCATGGGTTGATGCTGAAGTTGAAAAACAGACGGTTTGGTAGAAAGGGGCTTGACAAATGCCTAAATCATGGAAATGTAGTATTGTCAATATGTATGGCAATACCTCAGTAAAAGAATTTATAGAAGTTCCAGAGAAGGATGGATTTATATCCACTTCTGGAGCGCCAGCAACAATGTCAATTGCCACCGATGGATACACCAAAGGTACTGATTATTTCACCCGGGAAGAGGCAAGAGAGATATGGATTGAACTTGCTGATAATGGATATACCGAAGTTAAAGACGGACCAACACTTCCGCTAAGTTTCATGGGTGCCCAAGTGGTATTCACTGGATTTAGAGATTCTGCCGCTGAAACATACATCGAATCAAAAGGTGGATATGTTACACGAAACGTCAATCTCGGCACCACAATGGTGTTCGCTAAAGACCCCACAAGGAAAACCAAGAAAGTTCAATCTGCGATTGATTGGGATATTCCTATATTTTCACAAGATAACTTGAAAGAAATGATCGTATGACCAAAGACGAAAAGTTAAATATAGAGAAAATGGAACAATTGTTGATGCAACATCAACAATTGTTCGAAACGTTGCTTGATATTCTTGAAGATGCTGAGATAATTTCAAGGC